TGAAGTCTGCAGTAGTCACCCCAGTTTTCAGCGCGGAGGTTGCCGTCGTAACAGCAGACTTCATCCCGTTCCAGGCTGTGGTGACTCCGGTCTTGATACCATTGGCCACTGTGGTAACGGTACTTTTGATTCCATTCCACGCTGTAGTGACCGTGGTTTTGATACCATTGCCAATGGTAGTCACCGTTGTCTTTATGCCATTCCATACCGTGGTGATCACCGTTTTTATGGCATTGACAACTGTGGTGACCACAGTTTTGATCGTATTCCAGGCGTTGGTGATGACGGTTTTTATTCCGTTCACCACTGTAGTGACGGTCGTCTTGATGGCGTTCCACACGGTCGTGATTATGGTTTTGATGCCGTTCACCGTGTTCGTGACCACCGTCTTGATGGTACCCCAGACCGTGGAAATCACTGTGGAGATACCGGACATGACGGTCGTGACCACCGTCTTAATAGCATTCCAGACGGTTGTGATGATGGTCTTGATCGTATTGATGATCGTGGAGATGACCGTTTTAATGGCACCCCACACTGTCATCTGCCCGGACTTGATGCCGTTGGATACCGTATCCACGGTACCCTTGATCGCGTTCCACACCGTCGTGATGATGGTTTTGATTGTATTGACCACCGTAGAAACCACGGTCTTTATGGTATTCCATACCGTTGTGACGACCGTTTTGATCCCGTTCACCACAGCTGTGACATTGGCCTTAATCGTATTCCAAGCTGTAGAAATCACAGTAGAAATGGCGGTCATCACCGTAGAGATCACGGTTTTGATCGTATTCCAAACGGTCGAGATATGAGTCTTGATGCCGTTCACTACTGTGGTTACCACCGTCTTGATGGCGTTCCAAACAGTGGAGAAGATGGTCTTAATGCCATTCAGCACCCCGGTAAAGAAGGACTTGATGCCGTTCCAAACCGTGGTAGCGGTCGTCTTGATCCCATTCCAGGCATTCGTGACGAAGGTCTTAATGGCCGTCCATACCGTAGTAAAGGTCGTTTTGATCGTGGTCAGCACCGTCGTGAAGAATCCGGAGATGGCGTTCCATACCGTGGTCGCTACCGACTTGATGCCGTTGATCGCATTCGTGAAAAACGTCTTGATACTGTTCCAGGTATTGACGAAAAAGGTCTTCACGCTCGTCCATACCGTATCCCAATCCGTGCCGAACCAGCCGAGGAACACATTGGCAATGTTCTTCAGCATGTTGAGGACCGTAGAGAAAACGGATTTGATTCCGTTCCAGATCCCGGAGAAAATCTCCTTGACGCCGGTCCACGCCTGCTCCCAGTTTCCGGTGAAGATCCCGGCAAACACATCGAATAGGCCGGTCAGCACATCCAGTACGGTACCGAGGACCGTAGAGATTACTTCAAAAGCCGCCTCGAAAACGGGAGCCAGCACCTGACAGAAACCATCCCAGATGGCTTTCAGGACTTCGGTAATGTTTTTAAAGTCAAAGCCGAGGGCATTGAGCCGGTCGGTGATTCCCTGGGCAAAGGCCTGGAACTTGGCCTTGATCCCTTCCCAGATCGCAATGATCTTATTGCGGAACTCCTCGTTGTTCTTCCAGAGGTTTACAAAGGCAGCAACCAGAACGGCGATCACAGCGACAACCGCCATCACCGTTCCGGACACACCACCGAGGGCCACCTTCAGAGCTTTGAATACACCACCGGATTTCTTCACGGCGCTGGTCACTTTCAGCACACCCTTGCCCAGCTTGGCAAAGCCCTTCATAGCTGTACCGACCTTGGTAACGACCGTACCCAGCACCACCAGCAGCGGGCCGATGGCTGCCGCCAGGGCAGCGACTTTCAGGATGGTCTTCTTCTGGGCCTCGCTCATGCCGTTGAGCTTATCCACAAAAGCCTGCACCTTGGAGACCACGGCGCGGATGGCGGGCATGAGCAGTTCACCAAAGGAAATGGCCAGCTCCTCCAGCTGAGACTTCAGGATGGTGAGCTGACCTTTCAGATTGTCCTGCATGGTCGCCGCCATCTTCTCAGAGACGCCGTTGTACTCCTCCACCCATTCGATGCCCTTCTCCAGCGCCTCGGACATGGGGATGATCGCGCCATCTTTGGTCTTCACAAAGGTGTCGGAACAGGTATCAATGGAGGAGGACAGCTTTTCGATGTCTTCCGGAGCCGCGTTCATGAGAGCGAGGAAGCCGGACATGGCGTTCTTACCCACCAGCGCCTCCGCCGCCTGCGCCTTCTCAGATTCGGTCATCTGAGCAAAAGCGCCCCGGCAGTCACCCAGGATGTCCGTCAGTCCTCGCATGGACCCATCCGCGTTGGTGGTCTGGATGGTCACATCGCCCAGCGCCTTACCGGAGAGCTTCACCTCGCCGGTCAGGTTGTTCATGATGGTACGAAGGGCCGTACCGGCCTGGCTGCCCTTGATACCACTGTTGGCCATGAGGCCGATCGCTTCAGCTGTGTCCTCTGCGGAGAAACCCAAGGCACCGGCGATAGGCGCACAGTACTTGAAGGTTTCGCCCATCATGGACACGTTGGTATTGGCGTTGCTGGATGCCGCCGCCAGGATATCTGCGAAGTGACCGGAGTCCTCGGCCTTCAAGCCAAAAGCGGTCAGAGCGTCGGTTACGATATCCGAGGTCGTCGCCAGGTCTTCACCGGAAGCCGCTGCCAGGCTCATAATGCCGTCGATACCGGAAACCATGTCGCCGGTCTTCCAGCCTGCCATGGCCATATATTCGAAGGCAGATGCGGCCTCGGTCGCGGAGAACTTTGTCTTGGCACCCATCTCACGGGCCTTATCCCGGAGGGATTGCAGGTCCTCTCCGGTCGCACCGGAAATCGCGGAGACCTTCGACATTCCTTCATCGAAGTCAGCCGCTGTCTTTACCGCCGCCGTGCCAGCCGCCAGAATAGGAGCCGTCACATGAGTGGTGAGGGTCTTACCTGCACTGGTGATCGACTGGCCGACCTGCTCAAACTTGCCACCGACCTCTTCGATCTTTGCCAGGGTGGCGTTGGTGGAAGACGCCTGGGATTCCAGGGTCTTTAGCGCCTGCTCCGTTTCCTGGATCTCCCGCTGCAGCGCATCATACTGTTCCTGGGTGATCTCACCCTTCTGCAGCTGTTCATTGGCCTGCTCCGCCGCCGTCTTCAGGGTGGACAGCTTTTCCTTAGTTTCCTTGATCGCGTCTCCCAGGAGGCGTTGCTTCTGTGCGACCAGCTCGGTATTGGAGGGATCAAGCTTCAGCAGTTTTTCTACATCTTTCAGTTGAGACTGCGTGCTTTTGATTTCCTTATTGACTCCCTGCAATGCAGTGGTCAGTTTTGTGGTATCGCCGCCGATCTCAACGGTAATGCCTTGAATTCTGCCAGCCATGGATCATCCCTCCCTTCTGCCTGCGTTCAGGCGGTTATTCGGCAGCACCTGGCTGCAAAAAGGGAGCCAATGGATGTTCAGCCATCAGCTCCCGAGTACGTTTCAGGTTCTTTTGTTTGAGGGCTTCTGCCCTGCGGATGAAGGATTCCTTCACCGGCTTCATCCGGATCAGATTTCGCATCCTGGTATATTCCGCAATGTCCGCCCGGAGCGCTGAGTCCGTTGCACACACCGGATAGACCTCGCCGCAGGCCGGGCATCGGAAGAAGGTGAACTCGATATCGCCCTCCAGATATGTCTCCGGCGTGATAGAGTCTGACACGGCAGAGCACTTGTCGCATTTAATCAGCATGGTTTCCTCCCGTTTCAAGAAATGAAAACAGAACTACGTGAAATTTTTGCGTAAATACGCACTTTTTTCACTTAGAACTTGTCGAAGTCCGACTGCGAGGCCTGCTCCTTCCATTCCATGGAGTCTCGGCTCTTCTCGTTGAACATGTCGTTGACGCTGCCGATGGTCAGAAGGTCCAGGTCGGCAATATTCAGCCCCAGTTCCACACAGCGGAGCATAAACAGAGCGGTTGTCATCGGCCGCTCTGTCTTTCTCAGTTTTTTCTTGCGGGCACCGTGGTCTTGATGTTCATGCCCCACAGGTCGATCAGCTCCGGCAGGATCTGATAGATACTGAAGGTGTTGAACTGATCCAGCCATTCATCCGGGCTGTCGTACTTCTGATCCGGATGCGCAGCCGACCACATGACGAAGGCCAGATCCTCGAACATCTCCAGGGAGAAGCCGTCGAGGGTGGAGGCTTCTTCGTCCTGATCCTTGATGGCGTCGTTCAGGACCATCAGGTCCTTGTACACGTCGCGCCCGAACTTGTTTCTATAGATACGGGGAATAGCTGCGGAAGCCTTGAATTCCACCGGATTGCCGTCGATCTCAATTTTCTTAGTCACTGCCATGGTGTTTTTCTCCCTTCAAAATTCATGTAGATTGGGCGGGGAATATTTCATCCCCGCCGCTAAAATCAGCCGTTGGGCTCGGTATTGTCGCCGCCAGAGGTGTTGTCGTCACCTTCATCCTCTTCCGGCGTGACGGGAGGCATATACACCTCGTCGTACCAGCTGTCATAGACAGCCTTGCTGGTGTTGGTGCTGGTCTTGGCCTTCACATAGCCATTGGCCAGCGCGGAAGCGATCAGGGACAGTTCCTCGGTCTGGACTTCCTTCTCGTCTTCCTTGGTCTCGCCTTCCATCGAAGGACGGGACGCACTGCAGCAGTACAGCACATGGCGGATCGCCTTCGCATCGCCCGTGAACTCGAACAGCAGTGCAAAACGCTCGAAGGTGTTGTTGGCATTCTCTGCCAGCACACCGTTGGCGTCCTCTTCCTCATGCAGGATATCCTTGAGGAACTCCTCGGGGATCAGGGCCAGTTCCAGGTCGCCCTCGTAACCGGCGTTGTTGTTGATCACGAAGTACACGATGTCGTCGGCGTAGAAATTCTCGTTCTCGCCTTCAGGGTCCATCGACAGGGAAACTGCGCCGGGCAGCCGTACCGGCTTGGCATAAGTGACGTTGCCATCCTCATCGAAGGTGGCCTTGGCATAGTGGGCATTCTTCAGACCGAATCGGACCTTGTTTTTCTTCTTGCTCATAGGTTACTCCTCACTTTCCGGCTCCTCGGAGCCATCTTCGTCCTCATACTGCAGGTCGAGCGTGACCTCATAGAGGACCTCGTACATCTTCTCTTCCTCGATCCACACCTCGGATTTATGGAAGAACATCTCATGCTCCGTAAGGAGCCGTTCCACCCTCTGCTCCAGTGGCGGATTCTTTTCGTCGGTGTACAGCTCGATGTCCAGCTCATGCAGCTGGTAGTACACCGTGTTATCCGCTCCTAGAGGGATGTTCTTGGGATACAGGAAACAGATAAAAGGCGGGTCCGGAGACTCGCCCTCTGCAAAATGGTCATAGGCGATAGGGAGTGAAAGCTCCTCCAGCACCTCAAATACATCATTGTGTGTCATCGCATTCACCCCTTCAGTGCCTGCTCCACCAGGCCCTCGAACAGCTCGATGCCCATCTCCTCGGCAGGCGCGATATGCGGAATCGCCCGGACGCGGCCGCCGCCTCGCTTGGCATGACCCTTTTCCAGCAGATGCGTCAGCATATACCGGGAAGGTGAATACACCGTCTGCTCCAAGCTGGTGCTGCTCTCCGCCGTGGTCTTTACCTTCCAGCTTTTTGCGTACCGGCCTGTCCGCACCGGCGCGGAGCCATTGATCTGGTCTTTCACAGCCTTGGCAGACTTCTTCACCGCCTTTTTCACGTCTTCCGTGGCAAGATCGGCGTATTCTTTCAGCCCTTCATTAATGGCCTCAGCCAGTCCGTCAATCGGTATAGTCTTTCCCATCACGCGCCTCCCTTCTTCTGGAGCTTGCAGACGATCCGGATGGTTTTCTTCTGGTAATTCATAAAATCCACGTCTGGATGTCGTAGCTGTCTCCATGGAAAGCGACCCGGAAGTGTGTGCTGTCCAGGTCTTTCAGCTCATCACAGTACCGCACCTCAAAGTTAATGGTCCGCTCCTCCATCGTGGTAGACGCCTCATTCTCCTTGTCATACTGATAGGTGCTGGCATAGGTGAAGCAGGTATAGTAATCCGTCCAGACGTTCTTGTGGTTCCCGTACTTGTCGGTCACCACCGTGTTCTTCTGTATGCTGATCCGCTCGTTAAAGCGGGCAATGTCTCGCTCCATCAGAACACCCCTTCCCGGACAGAGGACAGCAGGTTCCGGAGCGTCATCACCAGATCGTGATGATCCGCCTGCTCCCGGTGCTCGTACAGATATCCAAGGGCATAAAGCACAGCGGAGATCAGCAGGGCTTTGATCTGAGCGGTCTCTGCCTGATTCAGATCTGTGCCGCGTATAGTCACAGTCTCATCGGTACACACAGCGTTCCACTCCGCTGCGCTCATGCGTGCCACATCCGTGGTGATTTTCTCCGCAGAGGACAGGAGGCTTCCGATCAGGTCATCATCCATCACGCTGTCCACCCGCAGATACGATTTGGCTTCAGCCAGGGTAATCAGACTCATATCCAAAGCCTCCTCTCAAAGAGTCAGGGAGCCGAGGAACTTCCCCAGCTCCCGTTTACGATCAGCCGTTCGCGCCGTCGTCCGGATCGGTAGTCGGCGTGGTGTCCGTAGTAGTGTTGGTGGCGGCCTTGGTACCGGCCATCTTCAGCACCTTCACGGACTCGGGCAGGATCAGGCGGCCATCCACACGCTGGGTGGTCAGGAAACCGACCTGGTCGGTGCGGGCATACAGCTCGTTCAGGCGACGGAAGGTGCGGTTCTGACGGTCAGCCACCCAGTAGTTCTTCAGGTCGCCGAACAGCAGGACCTTCTCGCCCTTGGCAATGCCGGGCATGAAGGAGCTGGTGCGGATCGGGCGGCCCAGGATGGTGTCGGGCTTGGCCACATCCAGAGAGGGCTTCCAGATGTAGTTGTCGTTCTTATCCTTCAGCTTCATCAGCTGCAGGAGCAGGGTCTCGTTGCAGACGAACTGAGCGCTGCGGCGATACGGGGACTTGAGGCTGTAGTAGAGATCGAAAATCTCATCGAAGGTCACGAGGTCCTCACCCTGAGCCGTCACACCCAGTTCCGCTCCGCCGACATCGGCCAGGATGCCCAGAGGCTTCTTATCACCGTCGCCGGTGAAGAAGGCACGCTCCTCGGCGTTGCCCATGCACACACCGAAGCGGGCCGCGATGTAGGAAGCCAGATCGAAGGCGGAGTCATGCAGGAGCTCGTTGGAGATCTTGATCATGGTGCCCAGCTTGTAAGCAGACAGCGTGGTCTGACCGAACTTGGTGTTGGTCTCCGGGATCTCCTCGCCCTCGTCGATCCACTGCGCCTCCATGGTATCGTTGGCGATGGGAATCTTGCGGGTGCCGCTGTTGGTGCGGATGACGGTCGCCAGCTGACGGAAGATGTTATTCTCCTCCAGGGCCTGAACGAGCTTGCGCTCAAACTCGTCGGGAACGGTATAGCCGCCCTCAGTGTCCTCGCCCACGGACAGGGCATTGCGGACCGCGAACTGGTCACCCTGATTGCGGATCATGTTCCAGAAGGCACCGGCGTATTCTTCAGTCGCGGTGGGAGCCACATTCTCCGCCTTACGGCCCATGGGCTTATTGGTGACGGGATGCGTAGTAGGCTGAGAGAGCTGGGCGTCGAAAGCCGCCTGCTGCTCCAGCCGTTCGATCTCCGCACCGAGGGCCTGCACATCCGCAGCCATCTTGTTGTACTGCTCGACGGCGGAAGCCTCCACGAGACCGTTGTCGCCGCGATGTTCCTCCAGGAAATTCTTGGTCTGCTCCCAGAGGGTATTGCGCTTATTGCGCAGTTCCATAATCTTATTCATGAGATACCTCTTTCTCCGGAGAATTCGCTCCGGTCGTCATTGTGTTTGGGGCATAAAGAAAGCTGGGGCAGCATCATTTCAGCCACTCCAGCTTGTCTTTCAGGATTTCATACGGCATCGCGCCGTCCTCGGTTTTGCCGTCCAGGCCGATCACCGGCGCTTTGGGCTTCTCCTCTTCTGAGGAATCAGTCACCCCTGCCTCGGCAGGTTCCGGTGCCGGAGCTCCGGCTTCCGGTTCAGGTTCTTCGCCCTGAGGCTCACATTCCGCGCCGAGTCGGTTAAGAATGGTTTCACCCATGAGCCGGGAAGAGAACTGCCACATGGTGTTCCCCAGCTGGAAGGGCTTCTTCTTTTCTTCCTCGCCGCCTTCTTCGCCTTCATCTCCGCCTTCCTCCTTATCAGGATTTTCCTCTTCGGGTTCTTCCGGCTCTTCCTCCGGTTTCGGCTTATTCTCAAAGAGAATCTCATCGGCAAAGCCCAGCTCCACCGCCTTCTTGGCATTGAGCCAGGTCTCATCGCTCATGAGCTTACTGATGCGGTTTCGGGTCAGGCCAGTCTTATAGGCGTAAGCATTGATGATGCTTTCCTTGACCTCGTTCAGGGTCGTGATCGCCTTCTCCATATCCTTGGCATTGCCCATGGCAATGGTGGAAGGATCATGGATCATGATCAGCGCCGTGGGAGACATCTGCACCACGTTTCCGGCCATGGCCACCACGGAAGCTGCCGAGGCCGCAATGCTGGCGATCCGCACCGTCACGTTGCCGGGGTAATCCCGGAGCATGGTGTAAATCTCCGCCGCAGCAAACACGTTGCCGCCAGGGCTGTTGACCCACAGGGTGATATCACCCTCTTCCGCATACAGTTCATCACGGAACATCTGCGGCGTGATCTCATCGCCCCAGAAGGATTCCGAATCAATCGGTCCCTCCAGGCGGAGTACCCTGCCGCCGCTGTCATCGTGAATCCAGTTCCAAAACTTCATCACTTTCGGTTTCCTCCTCTTCTCTGCGCCTTGCGCTGCGCATGGCGCTGGGCTGCGTTTTTGCTTTCATGCGGCTCCTCCTGTTCCTCGCCGGGCTCTTCATCCGGTGTGTCTGTCTCGGGCTCTTCCGACTCTTCGGCATGCTGTTTCTCCTGCTCCGCCACCTGGTTTGCGCCATAGGCAGATCCGGCGTTTTTGAGCTTTGTGTAGCTGCCGTTCAGGTAGTAATCGTCCCCGCCTTCTTCGGACGGAATCAGATCCATGTTTTCCAGTCGCCGGATATCGTTGGGCGACAGGAAGCCATTGGAGAAGCCCACCGCATAGCCGTCCATGCGGGACTTATAATCGCCGCGCATGAGGCCATCCACGTTGAACTTGGGGAAGTAGGTATCCTGCTC